GATACAATGATGATTTACCAAAAGCCAAGCTTACACTGGGTTAAAATGCAATGGACCAGTTGCCCATTTGGCCCCAGTCCTGTGTCGTGCAATAAAGGAGATTAGTATATACTGCAGTGCGGCTTTATGAGTTAAGACAAAGTCACGTACATTCAGCGATAGTTAGAATGAGTTAGAAGCGGATTAGATGATTTAGCACTGGGTCTACTAGCTGCTTTTACTCGGTAGACATTAGGAGAACGAAGATGGAGTATACTAAACCTGTCCTTAAGTCTTTGGGGGAGACCCTGAGTAGCAACTGTATCAACGGCGGGGCACCGAACGGTGGTTGCTACCCGGGGGTGCTGGATTGACACCATCACGTGTGAAATGATCGAGCGATTAAGTGCTAGATCAAATGTTTGACAATAACATAAGGAGTATCAGAAAATGTCAAATAAAAAGATATTATGCAGGAATGACCAAAAAGAAGGGAGAGGAGGAATAAAATTACTGATTTTTGATTGTGGATTTAAGATTGTTGATGAAAGAATAATAAGTTTAAGTTTTGCCTAACTCTATATTCAATGGTCGTAGAGAATAGTTTGAAAGCAGTCTGGATGATTTTGCACTGGATTGACGGACAGTTTTAGATAATCAAAAATAAGGAGAAAAGATGGCATATACACCCCCGACACTACGTTCGGTAGCTCGCAAAATGCAAGACGCTACACTTGGCACTTCTATTTTGCCGTACCATTTTGGTTCTGGGTGCTCAGATGGCGGATGGTATGATGATAGAGGTTGTGATATGGGACCAGTTAATTATTAGATGACCATTCTGTGCGACGACCTGCCCAACGTCTGTCAAACGACAATTAAACATTCCCATTGGTTTTTATCGATATTATACGCACATTGTAGTAATTTTTATTGCAATATGTCGTTTTGTAATATTCTATAAAGCCCTAGGGGGGTAAGTATTTATAGCTTTCAAGCGTTCTAGACCTTACACAGTCGCTCGTGCACGAAAAATGACGGAAATTTCAACCCTTTTCCCCCATAACTAGAAAAAAACAAGACTTTTTTCTATTTCTTTGTTTGAGGTGTAAGCCATCGCCTATATATTCCCGCCGTTCAAATTCGAGCCTAATTGACGGAATTTACATCTATAAACAGAGGGGATAAATGGCGAAACAATTTAGTTTAGGTTTCAGGACCAAGGCAGACATATTTAGCTTAAAAGACACCCCTAGGAGTGTCCATAAGTACACCCCAGAGTACCTACAAGCACGCAAACTCCGTTCTAAACAACGCTGGCAAACCATTCGTAAAGAAATTTTATATTTGGCGAAAGGAATGTGTCTATACTGCTATAAAGCCGCAGCCAAAGACGTACATCATATAAAGCCTGTTCACCTTTTTCCTGAATTAGTTTATGAGTTAAATAATTTAGTTCCGCTTTGTGAAAGGTGTCATGGTTTTATGGAAGTTCGTTTTAAACGAGACGAGGATACAGAAACACAAATAAGAAAAAGGATGTTCAAATGGCAGGAAATACGCGGAGTGGACGAATTGGCATAGGAATAAAAGAGGAACCGGCAAAAAGAGAAGAAAAGTTTACGAGAAAAGTACCGAGTTATTTCCCTCTTGCTGCCAAAGGATACTGGAAGTCAATTGTTCCAATTTTAAAAGAACGTGGCACAATAAAAAATGCAGACTACTACAGTTTTCACAGACTTTGCATTTTATATCATTTATGGAATGAGTGTGAAACAGTTTTAGTTAATGAAGGCATTACTTATTCAGCTAAAACAGACAGAGGTTGTGGAGAACGTTCCCTACGCAGACCTGAAGCAGATCTAGCTATGCGTTACAACACAGAAATATCAAAGCTAGAACGTAAGTTTGGGTTAAATCCAACAGATCGAGTATTGATTAAAACAGCAAAAGCACAAAAGAAATCTGTAAGGAACAAGTATTGAATTCAGATTATGAAATAGCTCAATTTGACATCAAAATAAGAATAAACAACATGGTTAACATGATTCAATATCCATTTTCACATTTACCAAACTATGATCCTTATCGTGATGCTGGAGATGAATACTATTTTAATCCTAAAGTAGCAGAACGTTATCTAAAATTTATTGAGACTGAACTAACGTTTACTAAAGGCAAATGGAAAGGCAAACACTTTAAACTATTTGATTGGCAAAAAGATTTAATATGCTGCCTTCTGGGCTGGCTAAGAATATCAGATGACGTTAGACGTTATCGTTCTTTATTTTTATATATTCCGAGAAAAAATGGAAAAAGTGAGCTAATTGCAGCTATAGCTGACGCGATATTTTTTATTGAATCTGAAAACGATGCTGAAATATATATAGGTGCAAGGGATCGAGGTCAGGCATTAACACTGTATAATATGGCTAACTCAATGATCCGCCAAAATTCTGACTTATCTACTGAATGTACATCTTACGCAACCTACAAAGAAATCAAAGCGCATTGGGATAATTCAAAAATTCAAGCAATTTCTTCAGATGCACTTAGTATTCATTCTTTAAGTCCGAGCGTTGGTATCATTGACGAAGTACATGCACAACCAAATGGTGATTTAATTGAGGCACTTGAAACAGGAATGGGAGCTAGGGAACAGCCCTTAATGATATTAATAACAACTGCCGACATCGATCAACCTTCCGTATGCAACGAAGAACTTGAAAATGCAAAGGATATTCGAGATGGCAAAATTATTGATCCCCGGTATCTACCAATAATTTTTGAAACACAACAGGGTGCCGATTGGCGAAGTGAAGATGTATGGGCTGCCGCTAATCCAAGCTATCCAATAACACCTAGCTATGATTTTATGTTAAGTTCCGCAAAAAAGGCAGAACGTTCCCTGCGAAAACTTGCCAATTTTAAGCGGTACAATCTTAACATGAAAACCAGCAATATTACCGGTTGGCTTAATATGGATGAATGGCATAAGTGTAAATGTGATTTAAGCCCTAAAGATATGCTAGGAAAGAGTTGTTTCGGTGCATTGGATTTGTCATTAAACCGTGACATGTGTAATTTTTCATTGCTTTTTGACGATATACAAGAACTAATCGATTTTCCGGAATTGGACCGGAAGCCTCATCATCAATCAGAACATAGTGCCTCTAGCGATAAGAATAGGCTTGCCTATAGTCTACATTGGTTTTATGTACCTAAAGATGCCGTTGAGAATGATAGATCAGGACATTATGCAGAATGGGTTGAGGAAGGTTACTTAGCAATATCAGGAGAAAAATCAGTTGATTATGATGATATTGAAAACGACATACTGAAAGCTACTAAAAACTACAACATAAAGCAGATAGCTTTTGACCCTTGGAACGCCTCACAAATGGCAAAACGCCTAGAGCAGCAACATGGGCTTGAAATGGTTATTTACAGGCAAGGAATCGCTTCAATTAATGAACCCGCGAAAGAGTTTGAAAATAATGTAGCTGATGGCTTACTGAAACATAACAATCCAATCTTAACTTGGCAAGCAGGAAATGTTCAAATATACGAAGATAACTCAGGTAATATCAAGCCTGTAAAACCTAATCGAGATTCACCACTAAAAATAGATGGAATTGTTACAACAATAATGGCTACCGGGCTAAAGATATTGGAGGATAAAGATAAAGGTAGCATATACGACAATAGTGATATTAAAACTTTATAGGCAAGCCTATTTTTATTGTTGGTTTTCAATAACGAATTTTGTGCTCGAAATTCTTATCGCAATTTCTAGAAATAAATAGTAACAAGTATATAAAAAGGAAAAATATGGAGCGTTTAAGACACGTACAAAGAAAAATTTCTGATGATCTAAGCTTAATCCCATCAACTGTTAGAAGTCATAGCAGTGTTTCAACAGATTTTATTTACCCAGATGATAATTTTTTCTCCTGTGAATCATTGACGGAAAAAGATGAAAAAAACTATTCTTTCAATGACTTAGCCAGTTTTACTCGTGAATTATTTATGTTGAACTACCAGGAATATTGGATTGTACAACAACGTTTTTACACTCCTCATGTTTCTTATGAAGCGTTAGCAAGAGGGTGTCGTGTTACAAAACAAAGAATTTGTGGCATAATACATGATATTGAGAAAAAAGCTCCTACAATTTGGAGTTTTATCAAAAGAGACAAGACACATACTGAGACAGCAAAAAATTCCTATAAAAACCAACTTGACAAAAAAAGCTGTTATCAAGAGGAACTATTTTGAAATGAAGATATTTAAAACATTATTAATTTTAGCTCCAATTGCAGTAATAGGTTATGGCTGTTATCTAATATACCCGCCATTAGCTTATATTGTGGTAGGTTCAATATTATTATACCATATGTAAGGTAAAATGGGCAAACTAAAAACTATTTGGCAAGGTACACAAGCAAATTCTATACTTTCATGTTTTATTGGCAAAGCTGTAAGCGGCGAAAAAGTAACACCTGAAAAAGCATTAGCTTTAAGTGCCTATTATGCGTGTATTAAAGTTATATCTGAAGATATTGCCAAACTTCCAGTCAATGTATTTAAAAAAGAGACAAGTAGGAGAATATCTGTCGATGATCATATAGTGAATGATTTTTTTAACCTTGAAGCTTGCCCTATTATTGGTTCCACAGTTTTTAAAATGACAATGCAGCATTTTGCTCTTGGTTGGGGTGGTGGTTTTGCTGAAATTCAAAGAGATTACTCAGGCAAACCAGTTGCACTTTGGATGATTCATCCTACAAGAATTAATGCAGAAATACGTGGAGATCAATTATACTGGAAGGTGGTTGCTGATCCACATACAGTTGAAATACCTGATAGAGATATGTTTCATATTTATTCTTTTGGTAAAGATGGGATACAAGGATATACTCCTGCAGATATAGGCAGGGAGAGTTTAGGACTTTCCCTCGCTGAAGTTAAATTTGGTGCAAGTTTTTACGGGAATGGCACAAATGTTGGTGGTGTACTTGAGCATCCACAAAAATTAAGTGAACAGGCTTGGGAACGCCTACGAAAAACCTTTGTTACTCGTTACGGTGGTGGCGCAGATAAAGCACATAAACCTGCCATACTTGAAGAGGGCATGAAATACACACCTCTTGGAGTAAATCCCAGGGATGC